TAGGTGTCCCGAATGGTGTCCCAGCTTCAGAAAAAGCCAAGATCAGCAATGATTAAAATGTCTAGTTGACACCCTTGAAAGCTACCAAAAATCAGCCAAAACCAGCCCACATTCTACAACAAGTAATTTTTGCAGGTACCTTTGGCCCCGATATAAAGCCATCTTGGCTGTTTCAGGTGTCCCAAAGGTGTCCCAGCTTGATAAAAAAGACGTATTTCCATTGAATTGGAGATACGTCTTTTATTTTTTGCAACCAACGCAAAAAAGCCCGGCCGGATTGCTCCAGTCGGGCTAGTGTTAACACGAGGAGGAGTTCACCTCCTTCGTTCTTTTATTCAAATGTAACTTTTAGTTTCGAAGCCATGTTTTTGATCTCATCCTGTACATAGGCCTTGAGATCAGTCTCGATGGCTTGCTTGTCAGCATCCGATAGCTTAGTAGTAGCGCTCGCTGGCTTAGGACTGGTCGGTTGTGTCGGCTGTGGCTTAGGCTGATCCGGGATCGGCTTCTGCTCCGTCAGTGCACCGTTGTCATCAAACAGGTACTGCTTGCCGTCGATAGTCTGTGGCCCGGTCACCATCCAAACATTGTCCGGGTCGAAGTAGTACTTCTTGCCGTTGATGGTTTGCCAGCCAGACAGACACCAAGCGTTCGTCGGATCCATGTAGTACCAGCGATCGTTGATCTTTTGCCAGCCAGTTAGAGCGGCACCATAAGCGCCGTTGTGATTGGTGTTGAAGTAGTACCAGTGGTCTTTGATCTTCTGCCAGCCGGCCAACGTGTTGCCGTTAGCGTCGAGATAGTACCATTGGCCACCAATTTTGCGCCAGTCGTTCTTGACCGGCATGCCGTTCTCCAGGTACTGCCAGCTGTTGCCGTTGCCTTGCCAACCATTGCTTGTGGCAGATGGGTTGGCGATCTTCTTCCAGGCGGTGGTGTCGATGTAGAAAATTGACCGGTCCATGTCACCGCCAGTGAACTGCCAGCCGGTTAGAGCCTTGAAGGCTCCAGAGCTGACACTCATGTTCGGCACAGCCCAGCTATTCCAGTTCATGGAGGCATACTTGGCCACCCACACACCGCAATCAGAAGCACAGTTGGCGACCTGGCCAAGAGCTGACTCCTGCACGTAGATGAGTGGCCAGACACCAGTCAGGCGGTGCACCTCGTTGACGAACTGCCGGGCCCATGAGGTATTGCCCCAGCTGGCGTTCTGGTAGGACTCCCAGTCTAAGATAAGGATCCCTTGCCCAACATAGTTCTTGATATTGTTGATGAAGTACTGGGCTTCGCTGACCGGATTGCCACCACCGGCATAGTGGTACAGACCCCGCAGCTTATCCAACTGCCCAGCCAGATCCCACTGATGGTTGCAGCGCGGATTGACGTAGCCTGTACCTTGGGTGGCCTTGACGATAACGCCTTGGGCGTGACTATCACGGATGATGCTATCACTGGAGCCAGAGTACACGTCTACAGTATATAGTGCCATTACTTCTCACCTTCTTCCGCCAGATCATTAGCCCGGTTTGGAGCCGTCTTGATAGCTTCCAGGACCGGGTCTTTTTCGTCATGCTTTGTAATGCTAGTAGTGACCCCATCAGTGCTTGTAGTAACCGTTGATTCGGTATTCTGTTGGCCCGTCAGGGGCGACTTCTCGTACGCAGCTTGAACTGCTGCTTGCACAGCGTGCATGTCGATGTCGATCCCGTGGTTCTCCAGGTAGGCTTGCGTCTGGGTGGAGGCTTCGACGAACTTCTTGTCGCCGTCCTTGTCAGAGCCAACTAGTGAGTTGACGGCCGTCATGGCGACCTGCTCCAGAAGCGTCCAGGCTTCCTTCTGCTGAGTCGTCTTGGCGGTCTTAACTTTGCCTTCTACCCAGGGTTTCCCGATCGCGAGGGCAAAATAAAAGAGCCATACGATGGCTCCCGATTGGATGATCCAGTTAATGATCGTGTTTGCTGTTTTCATTTTTCTTACCTTCCTCGTATTTGAGCTCTTTTTCTTCAGCGCGAGTCAGCTGATCTAATCGCTCGTTCATACGACCAAGCTGCCGTTCCATCTGCCGGTTACTGGTGGTCAGCTCCTCCACCTGCTTCTTGAGCGCCTTGTTGGAGAGCGTCAGCTCTTCGTTGGACTGCTTGAGTGCGCGGACCTGACTCTGCAGGTTGACCACCTGTGTATAGAGTTTGTCCCGCTCTTCGGCTAGTTTTGACTCGCGATTGACCAGCTGACTGCTGTAGTGGGCATAGACCTTCTCGCTCTCCAGATCGTTGCTATCGCGTTTCCCCAGATAGGTGAAGAGTGTCGTCAGTCCACCGCCACCAATGAAGGCACCGATAACTTCCCAGATGTGCTGATTCATGACCGGTCCCTTCTTCCTGTAGCGTAGGCGTCATACAAGACGTGAATGAAAACAAACGCTGACAAGATCGTCCCCAGATGTACTCCTGGGCCAAAGTGCAGGTCCTGAAGCACGAAGGCTACGAAGTACGCCGCCCAACAGGCGCCCAAGAGCAGATTAACTGCATAATGGGCCCATTTGGCGCTAGGGATAAAGCTCACGGCGATTGCAATGACGCCAGCCGTGATGAAGATTGCGACCCAGTAGGGGTCAGCAAAATGGTGGACGGTGTGCATCACTGGACTGTGTGGGTCGTCACGGATCCACGTGTGCTGAAAGAGCATGAAGATGCCCACGACGAAGGTCTCGAAACCGTTAATCGCTTGCTGTGCGTGTCGATGCATCGCCTCGCCCCCTTTCTATAGATAAAGCCCGGCTAGATTACTCTAGTCAGGCTGGTTAATTTTCTTCAGTTACAATCTCGATATAGCTCTTAGATACATCAATCTGAACCGTGCTTGCACTCTGGCAGATGATGTATAAATTCAAGTTTCCACCCGTAAGTTCGGTTTTAGATAGCGTCAGGTCTTGAGTAGACTCGACACCAATTTTCAGCGGAATGTGAATGACCGACCTTTGCCCATCAAAGCAATCGGGCTCGTTAACTTGAGAGGCGATTTCGCCTCCATTCTTTTTTATTATTTAATGTCTTGTGTCTGTTCTTCTAGCGCTTTAAGGCTATTTGACCCCTACGTCTTCTAGTGCTGGTGTCCATGGAGTAGCTACACTACCTTCTTCTAGTTTGTACCCAGCTATATAAATTGTTATACCGTCTTTGTTAGAGGAGGCACGTGGCACAGCTTTCCACGCAGGCCCGGGTCACGGTTAAATTTTGAAAGGAGAATTTCCATCTCCTTACCTTCTATTTTGCATTTACCAGCAGGGTTCCGTCCTGCTGGCTTTCTACTTTAATATCATGTGCGACAAAGGTTTGTTCTGCCTCACCGTCAAGAACTGGCATTGATGGGCCTTGGAATGGGTCGAACCAGTAGTCTATATGCTTGCCTTCACCGTACTTTGGATCATCAGGTCCCTTCAGTAACGGAGTTGGCCACTGGTTGTATTGGTTGAGTAGCACTAGAAACTGATTGGGTAAAACCACCAACAGTAGATTCACCTGTCGTGCTACCACCTTAAGAATTTAATTTCTTTTCAAAAAGATGAATCATATCCTTAATAGATAAACTACCAGTTGTATTAAAATAACTACGACTTTTATCAGCTAATGTCTTCATCTTTGAATCTAAATCTGTTCCTGTATACCCACCTGTTTGACCGCCAGAAGAAGACCCACTCAAAGCTGCAATCATATCGTCAATTGAATATTTATTGGTAGTTTTAAAATACGTTCTATAAGCATCAGCTAAGCATGTATAAGCACCTGCAATATCAGAAAATTGGTCATTTAAAGATACCTTAGTTGTTCCAGTTGTTATAGTAACAAGACATTTAGTCATGGTCGGAGTTGTACTTCCTGTGTTAGGCCCATACACATCAATATATATATTATCCCAGTCCTGAGTAGTTAGACCATTCCAAGTTATTCTACTTCCACTAATTTTAATATCAGAATTCGGTAGCACTTGATCATGGCCGTTGCTATCTTCGCCTTCAACATAACTAATACCAGTTATTTCAAAAGGAAATTCAAATATAATATTAACCGATGTCCCCTTGCTAATGGCTGATTGTAAATATAGAAATCCCCAATAATCCGGAGGATTATCGCTAGGGTAATAATGAACAATAGCATTATACGTGTTCGTTTGCATATGTTATCCACCTTTATATAAAAACTTTAAAATCACCATTTACCATTAAGAATTGCGTCTTCGATCCACTGCTTGATAGCGTCTTGGTCGGCTTGAGTCCAGTAGTCCTGTCCACGTACCGGGCTTTTACCATCTTTACCGGCCGGGCCACGAGCTGGTACGCCTAAATCAATGTCGCTGGGTAAGTTTTTATCAGCCATATGACTACCGCCTTAATTAATAGAGTCGTCAGGATTAACCAGTTTAACGTGCCAATTGCCGTCATCGGCGATGTATGGCTGGTAAGTGAAGCCGGTAGCCCCACGCTCACCTTGTGGGCCCTGCTTACCTTCAGCACCAGCCTGGCCTTGGTCACCCTTAGGGCCTTGTGGGCCTTGATCACCCTTCATACCTTGGGCACCAGACATATCCGTGACCAGCTTGATAGAGTCACCGGCACGAACATAGAGTTTGGCGTTGTCCGGATCAGTAGTTGGGTCAGTGGCTGAGCTTGCAATGATGCAGAAATCGCCGTCGGTCAGGTCGGTTGCGAATCCAGCGTTCATAGCAGCGACGCTTGGGTAGGTCTTCGTGATTGAGAAGCCCTTACCTGCTGGGCCTTGTTCACCTTGTGGGCCGCGATCGCCTTGCTGTCCCCGTGGGCCTTCTGGCCCTTGGGCCCCATCTTTACCGGCAGGGCCTTGGGGACCCGTTGCCCCAGTTTCACCTTTGGGTCCTCGTGCAAGTACGCCCAAATCAATATCAGTTTGAAGTGCCATGTTTCTTGTCCTCCTTTAATCTAATGTGCCAGTGGCCGTCTTCAGCAACATATGGTTCCCACGTGTCGCCCTTTTCTCCTTTCGGGATTGAATAATTGACGGTAACCACTGATCCATCCTCACTAGTAATCATTTCCACTGTTGCCGGTTGGCCGGGTTCGGCCGTTACCGTCTTGCCCACTGTGAAGCGCGGGGCTTCAAAGGAACCAGTACTGAACTTCTTGGCCAGGTCGTCGAATCGCTTCTCAAACTGGTCGAGAGTCAGTGAACTGATGGTGCCTTGTGGCAGATCCATCGTGTTTTCCAGGACCCGGAACTTGAGCACCCGGTCAGATGGGAAGATCGCATGGATCGCGTCATTGACTGTCTCCCAGATTTCTAGCCGGTAGACACCAGCTGGCACGTCCGCGATCTGGTCAGAATCGAACTGCACCAGGCTTCCCTGTACGATCTTCATGTCAACCTTCTTGATCAGGCTCTCTTCAGTCGCTAGGGTAGCCGTGTATGTGCAACGGTCGTCCGGCATGGCTGCCACGTCATCCTGGATCAGGCTGAAACGATACCGCTGTACCCCTTCAGTGCGCTTCTGGATAAGCGTGTCAATCACTTGTACATCATTCATCCGATCACCCCTTAACCGGCCGTGCTAGCAGCAGGTTGGGCACTAGACGCCGATGCACTGCTAGTTGGTGCTACAGGGGTGGTGCTCCCAGCCGAGCTAGCACTTGAAGCAGGGGTGTCGCTCTTAGCCGGCTGATCCGACTTCTGCCCAGACGTTAATGCTTTGACCTGGTCGGACAGTTCCTTGACTGTCTTCTGAAGGTCGGCAATCGTTTGCTTCTCCGTGTCATTAACTGCCGACGGAATACCAAACGTTGCGATGTAGGTCCCGTTCTCAGCTTTGCTGATTGTGGCAGTTGGTTCGGCGTCCGCCGCTAAGCGAGTCGCTTTGATGCTGGAGAATTCCGGAGCCACACCCGTTGCGCCTTGTGGGCCCGACAGATCTGCCTTGAGAGCAAAGACTGTGCCATCAAAGAAGTAAAGTTTCCCGTTATCTTCGTCGTTGACGTCTGAAGAAATCATGACGTAATCGCCGGTGACTAGCCCGTCACCTTTACTATCATTCATCTCTTTGATCGACTTGTAGGTCTTAGCTAGATGGAAGTCCTTACCAGCTGGGCCAGTTGGCCCCGTTGGGATTCCAAATGTGAAGTCGAAGTTGGACAGGTCCGTGCTGGCCTGAACGGAGACAGTAGCTGAAGCACCAGGTTGCAAAGTATCCGTCTTGGCAATGTTGAAGATCGGCTGGATAGCACTCTTTCCGTCTTTGCCGGGTTGCCCTTGCTGACCGGCCGGGATCCCGAAGTCGATAACATACGTGTTCGGGTCCGTTGCGTCCGGTGTCAATGTGTAGGTTGGCTGGACACTAGGATCAAGCTTGGTGACCGTACCGGCTTTCAGCTTTGGCGTCTGGCCATCCTTACCAGGGACCCCCGTCTTGAAGGCGTTGATCTTCTGCAGCAACTCGTCGTAGACCGCTTGGATGGTCTTGGTTGAGATGTTGGTGATGTCACTGACGTGCATGGTGTTCTCGTCAATCGTGAAGAAGACGAATCCATCCGACGGGTAGACGCTGACCTTCTGAGTGGTCTTGTCAGTCAACCAAAGTTCAACGGCATAGGTGGCTGGCTCCAGGCTCGTCAGGTCAGACGTGTGCAGCTGGGCCAGCTTGCCGGTGGTGTCGACATAGCCGGGCGCACTGGCTTCGTAGTCACCCGGCTTTTCCTTGTCGTTCGTGGCCAGGGCCAGGTGGAAGGTCAGCACGGAGTCAGCGAAGTCAGGCACGTTGCCGTCCGTTCGGGCGTCGAAGGTCATTACTGCATCGGTATCGCCGAACTTCCACTGGCTCCAGTTGCCGTCTTGTAAAGTAAGACTACGCATATCCTTCTCCTTTCTGTGTGGCAAAGCCGCCCAAAACAAAAGCCCACAGGGACGACCTGCAGGCTCATGATAATTGTACTGTTAACTTTCAGTGGCGACTCAGTGACGTACTAGCTAGGCTTGAGCAGTTGCTTCTTCCTTAGCTGGCGTGACGATCTTGGCTTCATCTTCGGCACTCAGCATGCCGGCGAGTACGAAGTTGTCCATGTCGGCCTTAGTGAAGAGACCCATTTCGTAGTAACTCTTGTAGATATCAAACATTATTGGTTATCTCCTTCCAGTGATTGTGACGTGCTTAATGACTCGCTCAGCGATGTGCTGGCGCTCAGTGAAGTACTTAGTGATTCACTTGTACTCTCGCTTGGCTGCGGATCCGGTGCTGCTAGCTGCTTGACCTGGATCTTCAGGGCCGCGATATCCTTCATAGCATCAGCGTTAACCTTCGCTTGGGTAGCCTTGTCGAGCTTGTCCTGAGCGACTTGCTTCATCAGGGAAGCATTGAGCTTGTCCTGAGTGGCATTAGTGATCGACAGCTGGGCGACCTGCTTCATAAAGCCAACGTTGAGCTTAGCTTGGCTCTGGTCGGTCTTCATGTCGGCCACTTCCTTCATCAGGGAAGCCATAGCTCGTTGCCGCAAGTCCGGCCGTACTTTCTCAGCACGCGGATTGACCCACTGATCATCAGGCGTTCCGATCCAGCGTTGCTTATCTGCTACGAAGTAAAACGGCCAGTTTAGGCCATCTTCTGGTCGAATGAAGGTTTCACCAGCCTTGACGACGTGATTGGCGGGGACTAGATCAGTCCCTGTGTATATGCCATTTTGGGCCACATCGTAGTACCAAATCTGTACCTCGTTATTATTCATCCAGTTCACCTCCTAGACGTTATGAAGCTCCCAGCGTGGGCCCATGATCATCAAGTTGAGCAAGCCTTGATAAGTGCTACTGTTGTTGATCCCATTCAAGGGTGCCGCAACGCTCGACCAGAGACCTAAAGCCTGGCCCTGACTAGGGTCGGGCTGTACACCAGCGATAACCCGGCCATATCCTTTAGTAGCCGCATCGCCGTCCCCAGCCATCATCATCGTGCCATAGATAGTATGATTGGTTAGATCAAGGTACTGCGTTAGAGGATTGGTGGTGAAATTAATAAAGAACGTATTCCCGGGGACCTTAATCCAGCCAAAGTAGCGGACGATATAAACTGTATCGTTATAAGTAAGATCCATAGTAATCCAGCCAGTAGCTCCGTTAATTAGCGTCGGGTGCAAGCCCTTGTAGTGCCAGCCGGCAGCATCAACAGATTTGCGCAGATCGCTCATGCTGCCATTGAGCTGATTACTCAACGAACTCATCTTGCTATCAAGTTTGGCCGATTCCTGTGCGATCTGGTCATTGATCAACTTGATGGTGTCGGGCTTGTTAAGGATTTGGTTCCGAGCGATCAAGTCGGTGTAAGCACCAACCGTCGTCTTCATGCTCTCAATCTGATTGAGCAACTGTTGGGCGTTCATCTCCCGGATAGCCTGATTGATCTTCTTCTTCAGCGCTTCCAGATCACCGTCGAAGGCGTGAATATTGATTCCCATCTCGACGTTGTTTGGCAACACTTGTAGGTCCAGGTCGACCGATGAGATGTCAGACCCCTTCTGGTCCTGTAACTTAAAGAAGGCGTGTTGCCACTTCCCTTCTACTTGGAAGATCCCCTTAGGGAAGTAGAAGGTGATCATACCCATTTGGATGTCACCATCGTCACCAGCGTCAAACCGGCCAGCATCAACAAACGGCGTATTGTTTGGGTCGTCACCTTCAAAGCGCAGTTTTTTATTAGTCATATCGATCGGCCGGGTGCCAAACTTGATCCACAATTTGCAGTAAGCCTCAGCATCACCCACACGGCCACGGAAGTAGTCGCTAAGGTTGGCGAAGGTTTGCACCGGTTTGGCGATGTCAATGACCAGATAATCTCTGATTGCCATTTTCTATCTCCTTTCTACATGTGGAAAATCTTTAAAATTTCCAGCATCTCATTAATTTTGTTTTGAATTGCTGACCAGTCTCGACTGATGACGTCTTGGTACTTGGCGTCGATCAACAATCTCGTTGGGCTGGCCAGGCTAAGATACTCAACCTCTTCACCAGTCTTGAAGTTAACGAGGTCGTTAGTGCGGAATACGCTGACGGCCTCATTTGTTTCTTGTTCAATTTGGTTTAGCACGTGGACGACATAGAGCCAACTGGCCCGGTTAAACATCGCGCTTGGGTTCTTATAGGTCGCCTTGAGCGACGTGTAGGTGTCATCGCCCATGAGCTTGCTCAGCTTCCGATAGATGGAATTGAGCCCGCCCAAGCTGATTGTGTAGTTTGATCGGGTAACAGTGTTGATCTTCGTCCAATCGTCCAGCTTCTGGAGCGTGATCGAGTCAACGTTGCTGACCGGTTCAGTGTTGTGCTCCACCACTTGATTGAGAAACGATCCATGCCGCATATTGATGTCGGACACGACCCGCTGTTGGCCCGTCCAGCTACCAAGATTGTCAACTTTGCAAGACTGAACCACCATGTGTCCAGAATCCTGAACGCCCGGGACCTCGCCATTAATGAAATCCATATAGAAGTAGAGGGTGTCGCCAACTTGTAAAGTTGCCTCACCCTCGTACCAATCAGTACCAGTCTGCTTCCATTTTCCGCCTTCATTAGTCCAATCAATCCCTGGATGCTGAATGTTTGTTTTAACTTCCGTAAACGGCCCTAAATAGCTATCTGACTCATACATCCAGTAGCCATCAATCCAAAGATAGTATTTACCATTGTGCGTCCAGATATGGGGGTCAATCCCGCCATCTTCGTCAACCTGTTGCCAAGTATTAGTAGTAGTACCCATTTCAGGATCAAAATCAGCAACATAGACGTGGCGCGAACCGTTGTTTGCACACCAGATAACGTGCCAGTTGCCGTTAAGATCAGTAAAGAATTCAGGTGCCCAAATGTCTTTATAGCCGTCCCTCTTGAGAAATGAGACATCAAGTTCTTCAAAAGTTTGGAAGTCTTTCGTTCGGTACATAAAAGTTGTCCCAACCAAGTAGTACCAGTCATCGTAGACAGCTATGTTGCCGTCCCGGACATAGTTTCCAAGTTGTGGTAAGTGAGCGATTAAGTCCCAATGAATCGCGTCATTGGATCCACAAAGGCAAGCAATTGCCCGCCACAAATCGTTTGCATTCTCACCAGCCGGGTCAAAACCAAAGTAAAGATACTTGTAATGCTTCATCTTATCAATGATGCTGTCACTGTCATTGGATCCGCTCAGGTATGGCTTAATTGCCGCCGCTAAGCGTTTAGCCATCTCCGCCATAACTGTGTTAGTTGGGTGGCCCCATCCGTTGTCACCGGTGGCTTCCATACGATTAGCATAAGTGATCAATGGATCAGATCGCCAATCGTAATATCCCCAGCCATTGTCGGACGCGTACTGCTTCAAAAAGTTGATCACGTCGTTCTGGCTAATCCCCTTGTTGTTCTTATCATCAAGGCTTGTTGAGTTGAGCCCGAACTGCTCCATCGGCAGTTCATAGAAGACCTTGGCATTGGGATTCTCGCCTTGGAGTTTCTGCTTAAAGAAGTCTAGCCCGTGACGCATATCGTCAAGCGACTCGTCTTGGTATCCCCAGTCATTGGTACCGTAACCAAGCATCACCAAGTCATAGCCTGACATATCAGTAGTTCCAACAAGCTGTTCAAGGCTTTGGCCGCCAGAATGAATCCGAGTCCCATCAACCGCCAAATTGGTGACCGTTGCGCCAAGTATCTCCCCTATCTGCCGAGGAACTGTTTCTGTAACTCGTTCTTTGCCGTTCCATCCGGCCATAATCGAGTCACCGAAGACTAAGATACTTGCCATACGATCACTTCTTCTTATTTGCCTTCAGTGCTTCTAGCTGAGCGCTTAGTTCTTCGTTCTTAACTTGTAAGTCGGCGATCTGAATGTCTTTGATGGCCAGCTCGTTGGCCAGCTTAGCTTCACGTTTATTAATTTCCATTGGTTGATTCCTCCTTCTTCTGCAGTTGTGCAACTTGGATCTTGAGCGTGGCTACATCCTTCATCATTGCTGCTGTCATCGTTTGCTGCGCAGTTGGTTTGAGCTTCATATCTTTCTCGGCACCTATGATATTGACCTTAGACGGATCGCCGCCATTCTCTTCAGTGAGAGACTTTTGCACCTTTATAGCTTCGGCCATAAAGGCTTGCTGACTATTTTTAAGTGCAGTCGCGTCGACATCTTGTGAGATTGGTTTGCCATTATCGTCATAACCAGCGATCACATCATGCGTCATCACATTTGGTGTTGAACCGTCACCTTCCAGTGCAACTCGCATTGCGGCGAAAACGTTTCCATTGCTGTCTTTTACATCATCACTTAGTAGTACTGTTTTTTTCACGCTACCATCCCCATTGGAAGTCCTTGGTATTGAATTGGTTTTGAGTAGGCCAGAATGCTTGACCATACGAGTCGAAGAGTGTCACCTTCGATGATCTTGGAAAAGCAATCCCACCCATTGGGCCTTGATTGTTAACAATTGCAGGGTATCTTTCTCCATTATCCCAGTTAGAAAAAGACACCCAGCCGGTCCGAAGGCCATTATCGGTTACTCCATATGGTTTAATGTAAACCACTGTATGGATGTTGAGGCCCTCTTCCCAGCCGTTAATTTTTTTATTAACATAGGCAATTGCAATTTGTTTGTCATCGCTGCCAACTGTTCCGGTTACATCGCTCCCGATGGCCAGAAATCCACCTGGGCTCGTTGGGCCAAGTTGGCTACTATAGTCCGTTGGGACCCTAATGATCAGACCGGATGGCTTAGTAACTTGATCTGTAGTACCGGTCCAATCGTGAAGAACTCCCGGAGTTATTTGGAGAAAACGATAGTCATTATTGGCCTCGTTGTCCTCGCGATGGTTAATAAATTTAAGCCCTGAAGAACTCAAATTCAGTGAAAAACCAGTTTTACCGCCATCAGAATCAGTAGATAGTGCTGAAGCTATATTTATACCACCATTACCAAGAGTAATTGTGTTTCCATTATCATCCTGCATCGGAACGGAAATGTGGCCGGCTGTAATTTTGTCTCCATTTAAATTGGTGATTGCAGCGTCTGGGATAAAGGCTTTCCCGCTGAACATCGTTGAATCTGCGTCTAGGTAAAGTTTACCTTTGCCGTCGTCAACACTGATCAGTGTTGGCCCACCAGCTTCTTGATTGATCTGGCTGATTACATCGCCCTTGGCTACCCGCAGACTGATGCTATTGCTCAGCATATCGATCTTGCTCTGGACGTCATCACCGGCAACCAAGCGAAGGTTAGATACGCTGATGCTTCCCTTGAAGCCGTCACAACGCAAGCAGAGCTGAGTCGCTTGGCTATTTTGCCATGAGTCGTCAGCTACGGTGATCACCTTATAGTAGTGCTCCTTCTTGAAGCCGTCAGTGTGGACGCTTCCCGAATTGATGTCACCCCATGGAATCCAGGGGTCGCTGTTGAACTGTGGAAGCAGGCTGACTGATCCAGTGGCTACGTAATCAAAGCTCAGCGTGACCTTCGTACCGGCAGTGACCGTGTTGATATCGTGCAGGTTGGCGATCGGTAGCCATTCGTTTTCCTTACCCGTCCAAGTCTGGAGGTCGGGAATGTCCGTGCACAGCGACTTGCCCTGTAGCTGGAGCTGAATGGCATCCGATAGCTGGGTGATCTTCGATGACCCGTCCGCGTTGAGCACGGCGGAAGTCACCCCGTCGATTGACTTGGTGACCGACTGCATGGCATCAACGATCGTCTTACCGTCTGCCGTAGTGGTGGCTTGGGTGATGGTCTGGCTGATGTGGTCGGCTTCTTGCTGGATCCGTGACTGGACGTCAGTAGTTTTAGCATAGCCGGCCTGATCGACGTGATCCGTGACTCGCTTGGTGACCGTGTTCGTGATTGAGTCAGGAAGCGTCTTGATCGTTGCTTCTTGGCTCGTAACCCGGTTATTGAGCAGGTCCACATCGGTCTGCTTAGCCGCTAGTGCAATTGCGTCGGCGTTGGTCTTGATGTCGGCTGCTTGGGTCTTGGACGTCTTGTTGAGGGCATCAATGCTCTTCTTGACTGACCCGATGTCGATCCCGTCGGACAGCTGCTTGATCTGCGTCTTAAACTGCTCCGACAGGCCGTTGGTCTTGTCGGTGATGTCCTTCTCGACCTGGGTCATGATGCTCTTCGACGTGGCTTCCATTGCCGCCGATGTAGCGGTAGTGATCTTGCCGCTGGTGTCGCTCTCCACTTGCGTCAGCTTGGCTGAGAGCTTGTCAGCCGCCGCCGATACCTGCAATGCTTGGCTAGAGGCGTTGGTGGCGGTTAAGGCCGCACCAGATGCCGTCACTGTTGCTTGCAAAGCTTGACTGTTGGCGTTAGATGCAGTGATTGCCGCTCCGGACGCAGTAAGCACCGCCTTAGCGGCGTCGCCTTTGGCATCACTAGCGGCGATTGAAGCTTCACTCGCCGTCTGCATGGCGACTGTGACGTTGCTCTTGGCATCGCTGGCCACCACGCTAGCCGCACTGGCTGTCTGTGTAGCAACAATGGCGTTGGACTTGGCGTCCATTGCGATTGCCTGCATACTGCCTTGAGCCGCCTTGAGCGTTGAGATAGCGTTGCTAGTTGACCGGCTTTGCAGCTCGATGGAGTTGTTGGTCTTAATGATTGCCGCCGAGTTGGCAGCAACCTGCACCTTAACGTCATCAACAGCCGCTGTAGCGCTCTTGACCGCCTCAGCCACGTCAGAAGACATCTGCTTAGAGGCCTGATCAACGGCGGCTTGGGCAGCTGAAACACTGCTCTGAGCCTCACTGACAGCAGCACTGATTGCTGACTGCTGATTAGCCACATCTGCCGCCGCTGACTGGGCGTCTTTCATTGCTTGGGCCGCGTCTGAGCGGATCTCGGCGTTGGCTTCAGCCATTGCCTTGATCGCGTCGGAGTTGGCCTTGCTGTTCTCAACCGCAGTGTCAGCGCGTTTGACCGCGTCGTTAGCAGCTGAGATGGCTTTGGGGATCTCAGCAGTGGCCGAGTCAACTTCCTTCTTCACGCGATCCTTAGCGCCTTTCTCCCAGATGTTATCGATGTCATCCGAGTCGAAGTTGATGCCGTCAAATGACAGGAAGACATGGAAGTCCACCCCATTGTTTGGCGATGTTCCCAAGCCAAACAGACCCTTGTACTCTGGTCGCGTGTCCCAGCCCATCTTACCGATGACCGGCTGGATGTAGGCTGTACTACTAGTTGGCTCAGTTGGCTGTATTTCTGGGAACTCACTGCTTGGAGTTGTTTGATCCGCCACTGCTATTCACCCCTTTCATCATATCTGACATGCTCTTAACCTGGTTTGGTGAAAAACGCAGATTAGCCCAATGGTCTTCTTGCCGGGCTCCCAGAGCTCCGTAGTAGTCTAATGAACTAGCGCTCGTGTTGATGTCTTTAATGTCCTGACGAATAGCTTCATTGACATCCTTGAGTGCCAGGCCGGTATTGTTGAAGGTGACCGTCTTCTCACCATTGGGATCGAAGTAGTCATCATTGCCTTCATAACCGACTAGTGTAACGTCCGTATCAAGCCGACGTTCTGGGACAATCAAATGCACAACTTGGCCCAGTTCTGCATCGCCACGATAGCCGCTGATCGTCAACGTCGTGTTGGGATCATGCTGGACCGTGTTCCATGTGTAGGTCTTCAAGGCATCCATGTCGTAGATGCTGTCGACTGTAAGAATCTGGCCACGATGACGGCCGTACTTTTTGATGCTGTCCTGGTCTTCAAAGTGATAGACCAGTGAGTAGTACACTTCACTAGTGGTTGACGTTGTTGTATCGCCACTACTATCCGTCGGTGTACTACCACCAGCGGTCCCGTTCTTGATCGCCGCCAGCGGGTCTAGCCAAGTGCCATCATTGCTAAAAGCGTGGGCAAAGGCCCCTGGAATTGAAGCACGGGTGATCCCGACGTGCAGGTGGTTCGTAGTCCGGTAGCCGATCACATCGCCAGTCTTGACGACGTCACCGACGTTAACTGTGATGTTACCAGCAGACCCGAAGGCTTCCTGATATTCCACATTCAAGCCAGAGCTATCCTGGATCACGCAGTACCAGTTGATACCACCGTTGCCCCAGGCACGGCTGATCGTGCACCGGCCGCCATGAATAGCGTGTACTTGGCTGCCAGGGTGATCAATGGACCCGAAGTCCAGACCATCGTGGAAGCTATTCTGCCGATAGCCACCGTCGTAGCCGAAGAGCTGAGCTTGCATGAAATGGCCTTCCCCGCTTGGAAATGGCCAACCCCATGAGTTGTCCGACTGCTGGATAGTGATAGTGGCCTTACTGATTGGCGCCCCATGTGGGGACCAGCCAGAATTACCAGCAATCTGCTGCCGCCAATTCGGGATATTCATCATAGCAATAAGCTGATCCAGCCCCTTCATGATGTTCGTGTATGGTGGCCGGCAATAGTAGTTGAAGGTGTTGTCGATGAACTGAAGCAGTCCCTTTGAAGGGTGACCAGCCGCCGCGTTGCTATCCCAATTGTTGACCACAGTCTCGCGGCCGCCAGACTCAACCCTGATCCGGTTCTTGATGTTTGCGATGTCACCACTAGATAGCTTTTCACCGACCAGCGAAGCAGCATTCTGCATGACGGGTGTCCAGTCACCATTAACCGGCTCAGTAACCCCGTTGGTCTGTCCACCAGCGCCAAGCACAGACGTGATGTCCTTCTCCATCTTGCCGCCGTAGACCCAGCAGTCATTGACCAGATCGTTGGCGTCCGACTGAATGTCAACGCCGGTCATATCGTGCAGGTAGTAAAGTGTCTTACCAGTGGGCTTTTTGAAATGTGCAAGGTCGTAGACTTCGATAACGTTATAGCGTGGCACCCAGTACCCGCCAAACAATTTGAGATTGTTACCCAGCCACTCATATAAAGACCCAGTGCACTCAACGGCAGCTTGTGGGAAGTCCCCATGTAGCTCGTACTTGAGCCCTGCACTATTTCCGCTGAAGAAATGGTCCAGCCGGTTCTGTAGCGTATACGTCTGCTGCTCGTCGGTTCGCTTGACCACTACACCCGGCTGTGGGTCACCACTATCGCCAGTGTCGCTACTGGAGCCACCACTGGTTTCAGGATTGCTTTCAGTCGGCGGGGTCGTGTCAATGCGGATGCTTTTCATTGCATCAATCGTCCAATGATTGGCGGTAACTTGAAGAGTAGCCATGCCGTTTTCATCGTTCAGGCTTTCAATCTGCTGAATCACGTAGTATTCATCGTTATAGAGCACTTCACGCTTCTCCTGGGCCAGATTGTATACAGCTGCATACTGCTTGGTGTAGGTCAGCGTAAAGCTGATCTCATAAGCGGTGCTGACCTGCATGTTGACCTTGAAGGACTTGTTAAGATCCTGCCAGTCAATTCGTTCACCATGATCACCGATAACTCCTGTCAGTTGGTCAGTGACCATCACATAATTGTGCGCTGTCATGATAACCACCATTCCGGAAAGTCGAAACTGATCGTGCCACTGAAATTTTCGATCTGGAAGCTATTACTACCGATCTGCAGTGTGATGACACCACGGTCGGTGAACATGTCATCTGGCTTGCCGTCAAGTGTTGGCCGGATTCCGTCAATGATATATGTTCCGCTAAAGGCTGAGCCTTTCATCGGCTTATTGTCAGAAGCTCCGACAGTCCCCTTACGGGTGAAAACGTCGCCAGTCGTCTGATTGGTAATCTTCATGTTGCCGCTAGACGACCCTTGCAAAGTTATCTTGAGAGGGTGCCCGCGACGCTCAGGGTCAATCATCACATCGCCAGGATTGTAGACTGTGAAGCTGCTTGTTGTGAACGTGTAGTGGAGCTTCTGCATTGGCAGATTATTGCCCCACCCTAACGCGTTCTCGTAGTTGAGTGACGTGTCCAGGCTGCGGCTTAGCCCAATTAGATCGGTCAAGGTGACCTCACAGGTCCAGATCCGCTGGCCAGCAAAAGTTGGTGCTGCTAGCTTGGCCTTCACATAGTACATACGTTGCGGCCAATTTGAGAAGCAGATCCAGTAGGCTTTTCGTGAAATCAGGAATCTCTGTAGCGCGTCATAAGCCAGCATTGCGTCTGCTTCATTGATCCCGTTAAAGAGGAATTCCATCTTAAGCTCACGAGTACCATACGATGTTGACAGCAGGCGTGAACCATCCATCAAACCAACTTTTCGGAGATTGTCTGATGGATTGGCTGGCTGAACGTCTGGAGCCTTGTAGCAATAGACGCCCTCAAGGTCCGGCTCGTCGAATGCACTATGCCAAGACTTACCATCAGTTGAGATTGAAAATTCAATCGGGTCAAAAGCTAACTGATTCTGATATTCGCCAAATCGGTAAGCATGTGGTTTATCTTTTCGCTGAGAAAAAACTTGGAGCATCCTGTCACCGTCCTTTCATCATGTTGTAAGCTTTAGCGTTCTTCTTATTTGCATATTTGACAATTGAATCCCCATCTAGTGCAACGTTCAGATCGAGTCCCTGAACGCTAGCTACTAGTGCCTCGAGCAAGCTGATCATACGGTCCATCTTAGAACCATTCCCTTGCGGTGTGGTCTGTCCACTCGGCTGTGCATTGGCCGTGGCTTCAAAAGCACGGTCAAGCAGTGGCTCGGCACTAGTAGCATAAGGGTTCAAAACAAATTCGTGATGTTCCGGGTTGTCACCAATGATCGCATTAGTGAGCCCAAACACTTCGCCACCAAGTGCATACCGCCGGCCACCTGTTGGCCCCCAGCCGCCAAGTGTTAAATCTGACCGCCAAGTTGTGTCGTTAAACATGGCCAGAAGTTGGTCAAACGGACTATAGATGTTCGTATGCCCAGGCATTGCATAGCTCCGGAACGTTGGGTCAATGAATTGCAGAATACCTTTAGAAGGCGTCCCCTTCTTGGCGTTACTGTCCCAATTGTTAATGGCGTGTGCATTACCACCAGACTCGTGCTTGATCACGTTCATGATGTGAGAAATGTCAGCGCCAGAGATTGAGACGTGCATCTTTGCAGCAGCAGCCCGAATTAAATCAGGGCTAGCTCCGCCAGACTCAAACTGTGCTTCTAGCTTCTCTAGGCCTTTCTTGAACCAGTCTGCAATCGGCTGAGTCAGCTTGTCCATTGCTCCGTGCGCCAAATCGGCATAATGGCCCAGATTGTTGTACAAACCGCTTGTGGCCTTCTCAATCAGGCCTTTGGTAGCTTTTAGCGGATCAGCCAAGAAATCTTCCAGGGCGCTGAACTTGTCGCCAAGCCAGCTGCCAAGATTATCAAGGGTACCCTTAGCCCAGTCGATGCCTTCACTGATGATGCCACCGTCTGCGTAGTGCTTAGCACCAACAACTCCGCCGGTGGCATAGTGGTCAACGCCGACCGCATTCATGATTTGGCGGGTTTCAGGCCCACTATAAACGCGAGTGCCTTCCGGCAGAAAGCCTGTCCAGTTCCGTTCTTGACTCATATAGAGTCCCCCGTCCGGCGTCTGGACAAGTTCCTTCCAGTCAGGGCCGTCGCCATCATTGATAACGGACAAGTGGCGGTGAATGACACCCCCTTGGGCGAAGTGTACCTTGCCGATGTTACTTAGCCCGGTACCGTGTCCGGTGAAGAAGCTCCAAACCTTGTTGATACCACCAATGGCAGCATTGATGACGTTGATCACGCCATTCATGCCATCGGCAGCGGCTTGCTTGATCCCTGACCAGATGCCTTTGAAGAAGTTAGCAAAGGCGGACCAACCAGAGTTCCAGATGCGTTGGATGGAGTTCATCCCGTTAGAAATGGCCCCACGAACGTTACTCATACCATCAGATGATCGCTGACGAATGACTTGCCAGGCGTTCACAGTTAGCCGCTTCATCGTGGACCAAGTATTGTCCCACGTCTTAGTTAGCGAGCTAGAATGCGTCGCAATCGATTTCCCAATGCTCTGCATACCGCTTGAAGCACGCTTGGTCATATCGTCCCAAGAACTACGGGCCTTCTTCGAGAGCCCGCTCCAGAAGTTGTTCCAATTTTTCTGACGTTCCCGCTGCATCATCTGTTCAGCTTTGAGCTGTTGCTTAGAGTAGCGGTCGTAGTCTTTCTTGGCATTGTCAAAAGCCCTTTGGAGGTCCTTTTCCCAGCCAGCGTTGCCAGTCAGACCGTTCCAGATGCTCTTATTGAGGCTCTGCATCTTCTTCTGGAAGGCTTTACCGTCACGGTCAAACGCCTTGTTGAGGGCCTGGAACTGCTTACTAAGGTCTTTCTCCCAGCCAGCATTTCCAGTAAAAGCATTCTTCAAAGCCTTACCGAGCCTATCAACAGCATCCCTGAACGGTTTGATGTGCTTGTAAGCTTCGTATAGTGCAACACCTACTGCTGCAATGGCTGCAGGAATCAAGAACCAAGGGCTCAGCACGACATTCAAAGCCGTCTGGGCAATTGTTAGAAGCTTTTCAGAGGATGTAACAGCTTTGATCGCACCGCCAACAGCTTTGATCGCCTTACCCGTGCCGCTAAATACAGTGGCTACAGCATTTACTCCCATAGCCGCCGTCTTAAAGGCAACAATCGGGCCAAGCAATTCGCCAATCACCGTTCCAACATTCTGGATGGGTTTTGCGGCTCCACCAATTCCGTTGAGGTGCTTGGTGAGGTCGTTGATCGGGCTTAGCAACGTGTTGATCACTTTCAGGACAAATTCCACCGCATCCCCAATCAAATGGAAATCGGTAGCAATCCCATGAAGGACACCACCAGCCAGAGTTTTGATAAACTCCCCAATTAGCTGATTTAATCCCCTAAATGGCCGAACCATGTCAGCAATCGCGTTAGTTGCGTTATTGAACGCATCGGCAATCCCTTGGCCGGCGTTTTGAAAGGCTTTCAGTGTCCGTGGATCAGACACCCAGCTAGACACAGCTTTATAAATTGGATTTTGGGCCTTGGTAAATGGCTCTACAAATGCCCCCAAAAGTCGTGGAGCGGTGGTCCGAATGATCCGGCCCATCCCGTCTAGAGTATTGGTAAAGTTCTTTGTGGCATTCTGGTACTCGTGCCCCATGCTAATCAATACATGGTTCATTTCACTAGACTTGATCTTCCCATCTGACATTAATTGATTCATGTCAGCCATCGACATATCCTTGCTGTGGTGAACTTGGCGCTCATACTTCAGCAATTCTTGACGGAACTTTGGGAAGACGTTCTGGATTGAAAGCATATCCTGGGCACTAGCCTTACCATTACCAACCATCTGTGCCCACTGAGTTGAGAAGTTCTCAATTGAAGCGTCACTAGCATTAAAGGCGTCTTGCAAGGTAAGGATAGACTTTGAAAGCTCACGAGTCTTGGTAGCATTGTTAGTGACAGCGTAGAACTTCTGATTTAGGTCATTGACCATTTCCGTTGAGTTCTGAGCCGAAATGGCCAGCTGGTTAGTCATGTCAACCATCTTTTGGCCTTCGGAGGCTGAGCCAGTCAACGTGTGCCAGCTGGCAATCATGGTTTGCTGCTGCCGTGTGTATTCATACCCGGTAGCAATCAGAGACTTCATACCATTACCAATTGCGTAGATACCATTCAGAACAGCACCGCCGACAAACGTCCCAGCCATAATCTCTTTAAGATGGGAAAAAGACTGCTGCGTATTGTTGGCTTCGTGTTGTGCGTTTCTTAGAGGGTTTGTGAAGCCGTCCTTAATTCTCATCCATGTGGACTTCTCCTCAGGAATGTCTTTAATCTTCCGGGTAAAAGTCCGCAGCTGAGTATCATCAAATTTTGCCTTCAGATTAAACGTCTTGGCAGTAGGAATCTTCTCAGTCTCGTCTTTGACCTTATCGATGGATTCCTTGACCTTTTCCATACTATCTCGGGAGGTATTAGCCGCTTGTTTTACAGCCGAATTAGCCTTGTCAGCAGCTTCCTTGGCCTGATTGCCATAGCTGTCCCAGTTGGTTGAACTTTCCTTTACGTCAACACCGGCCTGTTTAGCTGCATCTTTGGCACTATCCATTGCCCGTTTTGCTCTATCAACGCCTTGGGTGACTTTATCAATAAAACTCCAGACGAACTGCTTTTCAGCAACAACGCTGCTCATTGGCTATTCCTCCTTTCCAACAGCTTCATAAAAAGCTCCTGACCAGTGGTCAGCTTCCGTTCATCGGAGCTGTCACCAGTTAGGAGCTTCTTTTCAATCTTCTGATTGCGCTGCGCTAAACTATCAAACAGATCGCCCATTGATCCTTGAGGTTCAACGGCAACAGTCTGCTGTGGAACCTGCTTAGCGAACAGCGTTTGGTCGCGCTGATCAGCAAGGCTAAGCTGGTAGCCTCGCTCAATCGCTTCAAATTCTTTTGGCGTTAAATCGCCTAATTCTGATGGGCTAAGTCCGATTCGCCTGGCTTGGGCGAGGATTCGTCCGATGCTAGCAGGCTCTTGAGCTTGTTGGTTTCGGCCGTGATCTCTTTGAGCCCAATACTCAGCTGGCTGGCCCGTTCCTCGTCTTTGGTCTGATCGATCTGAGCCTGCACCATATCGGCGTTCTTGTCGGAGTTCTTCACGTATTCGCGCAACTTCCGGGCTAAAAAACCATCGGCCTTAAGAGCGTTAAGAATGTCAGCAAATGCCTGGTCAGTTGCTTCGTCGCTGGCGAAAACAGAAGCCTCAAGGGCTTCTTCAACATCGGTTTCGGATGGCTGATTGCGTTTATACCATGCCAGAGCGTGGTAGTAAGTAGATACAATCACATCAACATTTTCACTTAGCAGGCCTTCAACGAGGGCTGAGAAGCCGTCCTGGTTGCCATTGCTAAGCTCTTTGTCATCACGGGTTTGGCGATAAAAGCTAAAGTTTAGCTTAGGCTGGTAGACCCCATTATTGATTGTCAGATTTTCCATTGATTAGCCTCCTAGTTTTGAGAACCTGTACCGGTTCCAGTAGTGGTACTGCCACCATTAGCCTTAAGGTATGCTTCCAAGGCAGTTGGTTTTGGATCTGCCGTGCCACCGACGTCAGTATTGTGGGCAAAGTCGTACATAGACAGTCCAACCTTGTAAATGTCTGGGTCCAGTTCGGCTTGAAGCGTTACGCCGTCCTTAGTTTCACCTTCGATGTTGTAGGTAACGTTGGAATGAAGCAAGTTGTTAACAGCTTCCGTGTCAGGCACACCGTTCGGGTAAGCCTGGCCATACCGCGCTGGCACAATGAAACTGCCTGGAGTCTTTGGGTCGTCCTGCTTCAGATTGAAGTCAAAACGCCAGATACCGATCTTCACCTGTTCTTGGACAGCACGCCGCAGTCCTTCATAGATTGCCTCATCAAGCAGTCGCCAGTAGGTATCCACTACGAAAGTTTCTGCGGTGGCACCTGGTGTCCGTACAGTCCCCTTCTTCAGCTGGATGTTAGAAGTTGAAGGCGTGTCAGTAGTAGAAGTGGCAGCCTGCTGCCCTAGCATCTTAATAAGGTCGCTTGGCTTGTCCCAAGGGAACTTAATTCCATAGATGATCAGGTCTGCTTTACGCATATCGCTTTCCGCGATGATGTTATTCACCGTGTCTAATGCCATTATTTATCCTTCCTTTCTGGTATTGCGTAGACGAAGTAGTCGAACAGAAAAGCCCCTCGTTTTACCGAGTGGCCGTCGTTTGCTTCGTCGTCTAAATTTCTGCCTGAGTAATTGTCAAATACTGAGAACCACTCAGAGCACTTTACTTTTCTCATTACATTGATTACTTCTCGATTAAGCCGCAGCAGTGTCCCCATCTGCGTCGGGTCCGTATACACATCCACCGATAACGTCAGTTTGACGACCTCTGCGCTATGCAGTACCTCCGGCTCATCCTGGCTATTTTCCAGGTCAAGGATAATCTGCGGATACTGTTCTTTGTGTGGGTGGCCGTTATAGAACACGGGGGCAGATACGGCTTTGAGTGCCTTCTTAGCTTGTGCTAGTAGGTCTTCTTCTGGTCCCATTCTGCCCTCCTATTCCAGCGCTCGGCGCATTGTTTCGGTAAATTTACTGTCAAGTTTTGCAATGACTTTTTCACCGCTAGGCTTCATGAATGGCTCTTTAGCCATCTTCTTAGTCCCAAACTCGACTGCAGACCCGTAGTAGTAAACATTCTCACTCTTCGATGGACGATTGATCTGGTGGATCTTCTTAGCACCCCGTTTGATCGTCTGACGTGCCTTCTCAGCGTCCTCAGACGTTGCCAGGGGGACAACGCTAACTTTCAGGCCGTCATCACTGAATTGAGGCGTGATGCTTCCCTGCAAGGTACCAGTAGGCACATAATCGCTCTTGCTGTGGCCGACCTGCTGGCTTTCAAGCTTCTGAGCTTCGTCCACCTCTTCTGCAGCAGCATTACGAATGAATACCTTACTAGCAGCTATGGCCCGCTCGTGTTCAATCTGAAATACTTCCAGTGCATTCGGCATTCCTAACGCAGCTAGATGGCTTGCAACGGCACGAGCCTGTTCAAAGTTACCCATGCTGACCGAGAACTCCACCCGTGGCTGTTGTTCGTAGTTATTGGGCATTGAAGGTCACCTCACCATTAGCAATGTAGAAGTCTGTCCTCATCAAGTGGCGCCCCACCTTCTGAATTTTGTGGACGGTGGTCGGGTCATCCGGATTGTAGTCATCAAGGCCAATTGAATCAGCCTCATACTCACCGAAGACCCGGACAATTGTTACGTCGTACATCTCACCGCTTGCAAAGTTGATGTTGGTCCGCTTGACGTTGGCCTTTACTTTCTTGACCGACGGTTTTGGATTGTAGTCCATGTCATCGTCATCGGCGGCCAGTGGCTTCGTAATCAAATAAACCGTGTGATCATATCGCATAGGATCACCAACCAATCGCTCGGCCAGTCATGCTATCGTCAGCGCCCGTCTTCCGGTCAATCCACGCTTGAAGATCTGGCAGATAGTCCTTGAGGTCATTAGAGCTGAAGCTAAGCGTCAGCCCTTCCTCCGATACACTCGTCATGCCTTCATTGTGGAATTTGTTGAACTTGGCTAGAGCCATTTGATCAACGATATAGCCAAGCTCATCTGGGAAAATGCTTGGGTCATCTGCATAGCTGGCAACGTAGGTCATGATGGCCTGCTTGGCATCTTCAACGTAGATCTGGACACGTGCCTTTTCAGTATCGTCTAGCTCCACGCCTAGAAGTGTCTGAATGCGGGTAACAGTTTGATTGTCAGCCATATTAGATCACCTCATTACTTGCCAGCTGGCGTTGTTGGCTGCGTGGTGTTGGTGGTGCTGTTAGTCGTCTTGATGGTGTCAGCAGTCGTGGTGAACTTAACGAACGGAATCAATTTAGCGTCAGCCACGCGAGTCCAGTACTTGGCGTTGCCCATGTCATCAATAGTTGGGAATGCCGCAGTGGTATTAGCTGAAGCCTTTGCTGCTTGATATGCAGATTCATTCCAAGACATACCAGCAGGTGCCAGTACGAAACGGCGACGGTTTACCAGGTAGTCAACACCGTGGAACCGCAGACCATCACGGCCAGTTTCAACAGCGTGGTTAACTGGCAGTTCAGACCAGCCGAAAGCACCCGTAGCAAACAGGTAGCTAGTGTATACGCCGTCCTTAACTGGCAAAGAATCATCGACAACAATCCGAACGCCCTTGATCGTGTCACCCGGATTCGGTGCTTGGATCTGTGTTGGCAGTGTGTTGCCATTTACAAGAATCGTGTTGCCAGTCTTCTGGTCAACGATGTTAGCGTTCTGCAGTTGCTGCAGGATGTCAGAGTGGACTGCTACAACAGCCAGGTCACGGTAACGTTCACCCAGCTGGAACCGAGCAGCGTTGAAGTTTGCCAGTGAGAAGGTGTGGTCACTGCGCCGACCATCGGTAGCGTCAAACTGATTGATGTTCTTCATAGAGTCAGCTGCAAAGACACCGTCCAGGGTCTTCAGCAGGATCCGTTCATTGATGTGCTGCCAGTAGTCAGCAACAGAGTTACTCATCGCACGCAGCGGATCAGCGCCTGCTAGTTCAGCGGCCAGGTCGGTTGCGGACCAACCTTGGTCCATGCCGTATTCACGAGCTTGGGAAACGCCAGTGTTGATGGTGTGGAGCTCAATGTCCTTGCTGTCATCAGGGATTTGTGGATCAGTGTCCGCTAATGGCTTGAAGTATGGCATGTTAACCAGGAAACCACCGCCTGCCAGCTGGGAAGCAAGGCTAGGAACGGCGCTGATAACACCAGACTTAAAGAATTCATCTTGTTCAACAGAACGTTGTGCGGTATAAGCAGCCCATGATTCAGGGATCTGCATATCAGCGAGCTTAGTCGCAGTAGTAATATCTGCCATGTTTAATTAGTCCTCCTTAATTTGCACCAAAGTAAAAGCCCGTCGGTTGCGCTTGTGCGATCATCTGACGAGCTTGGTCTGGATTAGTTGCTAAGATTTGCTGTTGCTTGGTGAGATTGAATCCTTGCTTAGACCAAGGATTGTCACCCATCGCGATTTGTGCACCACCGTTGCCGCTTGTTGGGTTCTGTTTACCCTTCAGTAGCTTTTCAGTGGCTTCTTGCACCTTTTTCTGAACGTAGCCGTCCAGTAGTTCCAAGTTATGTGAAGTAGCTGCATCATCATCGCCCATCACCAGTGGCAGCATGTCCGCGCTGATTCCCTTATCTAGCAGCAGGGATTTGGTCTGGTACTGCCGGATCTGCTGATCAAGGTCAGCCTGTTTCTGGGCTATCGCTCTCTGCCGGTCAGCTTCCTCAGCCTTGGCCCGTTCGTCAGCGGTCATCTTGGCCCGATCAAGTGCCTTCTTAATGGCATCTTGTTTGTCCTGTTCAGCCTGTGCTTGCTGAGCCTGGAGCTTGGCTTGTGCCTTTTCTTCCTGCTTAGCGAGCTTTGAGCCGATCAGCTTGTCGATCACGGCTTGCTGTTCGTCAGTAAAGCTGACCTCAGGCTGGCTTTGTTCTTGTGACTGGTCTTGATCCTGCTGTGGATCCTGAGTTGGGTTCTGATTCGTGTTGTCTTCGTTCATAGTTGAAGCCTCCCGTTTAACGTCCGTCGACTTAGTCCGTTTAACCCCCGTCGGGTAAAGCCGTCCGCTCTTTTACGCCTGGCAGCACGTTTGAAGGCATGAAAAAGCGGCTATCCGTTTGAATAGTCGCTATAAATTCATATCTGCTAATGCTTCTTTTACCGGTGTCTCGGCTGGAATGATATTGCAAGCACAGCGCGGATGAAACGGTGGTACGTTCACGCCAGCCACCATCTCGTCAATTTTGACCCGCGTCTTGTCCATACCATCGCAAAAGCTACAAGTGTGTGAGTTGTGTCGGCTAACGACCTTCACGTACTTGTAGCCCTTGAGCTTGAGTTCCTTACCAACTGCTTTCACCTGAGTAACTTTGGCTTCGGTCACGTACACCCGTTCAATGTCTGACTTCGTGTGCATGTAACGCTTCTGAGCAGCGGTCTTCCAGCCGTCTGATTTGAAATTCCACAGTTTGTCCTTCTTCAAGGCTTCGGCTGCGGCCTTCTTCATGGAATTTGGATTCATGTGATTCTGCACCTGGTAGTCGATCACCTTGTCCATGTCAATCGCCAGGCTCTGCATGTGTTTGAAGACCAGCGGCAGAGTGTCGGTGTCGTTGCCAGACTGAACAGCAATCCGCATCAAGGCGCGGCGCCGGAGCTGGCTGTTATAGCCTTGCACACCTTTGCCAGTTAGCTGAGTCACTTTGTCGGTGATCAATGCTTGCTGCTGGGCAATATGATCAGCAACATCAAGCCCAAGCTGAGCAATGTTAATTCGGCTTGTAAGCTCCGCTACGTCCTTATTCGTTCGATACGGTAAATTGTTCAATAAGGCGCCCAAAACGGCTCTCTGTTGAGCTGTGGTGGCCTCAGCGCGCAATACACGCAAAGCTTCAAACGCGTCGCGTATATCATTCGGGTCAGCGTTGGAGTTCCAGCGCAATCCGTTATTGAAGAAATGGTCAAGGCTGACTTCTTGCTTGTGTTCAGCCCGTGTCACGATGTCTTCCAATCGCTGCACACTGGTGTCAGCTGGATTGAAGATCTTGTTAAGCTGGTCGAACCATTCTTGGTCTGTCATTGTTGATCATTCCCTTGCTGATCGTTCTTCGGCGGTACCAGAGCGTTTTGACCGGTGGCAAAGATCTTGCCAAGGCCAAAGTCACCGCTCTTCTGCTGAGCTTGAAAGTCGGCATCGTGCTTCTGCTGATCGTCCACCCGTTGCTCTTCGGCATCTGCTGGCACTCCAGTTATCCGCTGGGCGATCTCACGTAACGTCTGCAAGCTGACCATGCCTTGCACGCTGGATAATGATTGCAGCAGCTGAGCCGTTGCATCGTCATTCTTCGGCAAGTTTGGATCGAAGTTAGGGTCCACCATACTGACCAGCTGAGCCGTGTCGATCGAGCCCGGCAATGCGTTAATCGTGTTCCAGTACTCCACACAAGCGCTCAGACGAGCCCGCAGCCCCTTCTTGTAAAGTGACTCCTGAATCTTGCGCTCCTGATCAGACCCCCACAGCTTGTAGGACATTGCCACGCCAGACGCGTTAGAAGCGAAGTTCGGGTCGTTTACGTTTGGCGTGTTGGTATATTTGTGGATCTCGTTGATCAGGAAGTTGGCATAGGTTGACCAACCGGTTGAGTCGTACTGCTTCGTTACGTACTGCAACGATGGTGTGACGATTGATCGCTCGCCATTCAGTGCCGTTCGTGCTAGGTAAGGTTCCAGATAGAACATACGATTATGCTTGTTGACGTTCGGGTGAGCCTGCTCAAGGATCACCGGCTGGCCGTCCTTGCCGATTACCTTGTTACCGTTCTTATCCAGCAGGTACTTTGGCTTGGTCATATCAGCAAACTTACCAGTGATCACCATCGCGGCATCATTGAAGTCTTCCTGGAAGTTGGCCATCGTTGAGATTGCTTTATCCAGGGCGTCCATCTGGTCCAGCTCTGGCTCCCAGTCACCAAGCCGCTCGTCGTTGTTCTTGTACTCAGTCAACGGCACACGACCAAAAAACAACGGTTCCTGGCCATCAAAGACGACTGCCTGTACAGGTGAGTTCGTTTCCGGCAAGCCACCCGGTGAGTGATACCTAAACGCGGTGGTGTCGGTGTAAATCTCGTAGTTTTCCTGAAGTTGATCATCAAGCACACCCGTCTGGTAGTAGCGGACAGCGAACAGTGGCTTAGCCTTGATTGAGTCATCGTAAACCACGAAAGCCGTTGTCGGGTCCACCTTTGCCAGATTAAGCGTGTTCTCACCCTCGTTGACGTATACCAGATCATAAGCACGGCCCATTACTGACAGGTCCTTCTTGATCATTTCATCAGCGCATGGCTCGTCAGACGCGTCGTTGTACTGTTTGATCAGCTCATCGAGTGTGTCGGCAAGTTGTTGATTGCCATCGTCGTCCGGTGTCACCTTGAACTGAATATCGTTGCCCATGAAGTAGCCCACCCGGATGTTAGTGATATACCGGGCAAATGCAGACGAGATCTGATTGTGCGCATTCTCCGGATTGCGTGACCCTGGCCAGCTTTTGATTCGTGTCTCAGCTTGGTAGTAGTCCCACAGCTCTTTCAAGCGTGGCACTTCACGATCAACGTGGTGCCGAATAAATTTGTAAGCCGTGTCGTACAGCTGCATGGGGTCATCTTTGATCGCATTAAAAAAGCTAACCGGCATCTGGTAAACGCGGTTAGCTTCCTGATCAAAGCGATGATTTTTAATTCTTCCAAACCTCATCAAATATCTGCCCCCAATTCTCGTGCGATGTGGTACTGATTGTTCCAGTCAACGCCAGTTGAACCATCGTAAAGGTCCATGTACTGGCGGACAGCATACCTCAGTGCGTCCATCGCGTGATTGTTTTCATCTTTTGGCCTGTTCAGTGTGTTACCGATGCTGTCGGTATCAAAGACGTAGTTGTTAAACTCGTTCCAGACGTTCTTACACTTCGGGTGTACGTGGATCTTGTACTGCCAGAGCTGGTCAATCCCGGCTTCAATCGGCGTTTTTGACACGCTTCTAGCATGATCAATGCCCAGGTCAAGCAGCTGCTGCGTCCGTTCTGGCGAAGCGGAATCGGCATAGATGGCAGCATGCTGATAGCCATGGTCTTTGAGCCACTGTGCAACACTTGGTGTCGTCTGGTGGTACGTGTACATCTCGTCATAGATCCAGATATTCTTGCTCTCTGGATCAATGGCAACGGCGACGAACGCGTTCGGGTCTCCACCAAAGCCGTAGTCAAGGCCAAATCCTGTGTGCCCACACTCGTTGAGCTTCTCTTGCGGGTCAAACTCCACTCGTTCAACGTTGTCTTCAAAGATCAGGCCCTCACTAACGCCCCAGTCGCCGTCAGCTGCCACACGAGCTCGCCTAGGGTTCGTCCGGTATAAATCCTCGTAACGCTTCCGGTCTTTCTCATCGAGCCACTCATTGCATCTGAAGGTGGTAGTCTGAGCAAACGTGTCAGCCTTACGGGTTTTTGGATCAAAGAACGTCCGTTTAAGCCAGTGTTGCGCGTTCCACGGATTGAACGTAATAGTGATCTGCTTAAAGGCGTTCGGTGCCTTAATCTCACCACGAATGGACTCCTGCATTGTTTCCAGCTTGTCAGCAGACTCAATCTCGTAGGCTTCTTCCACCCACACCCAGCACAGATAGCCGTGTGTAACGGTAATTGACGTAAGCTTCAAGGCTTTATCAAGGCCCCGGAAGATGATCCGCTGGCCCGTTGGTCTGTAAACAATCTCAGGCATGGACGGATTGCACTTGAAGAGGTGCTCAGCGTGGTACCGATTGATCGCCCAGCACAAGTCAGCATAGGTCGACTGGCGATTTGTGTTTGAGTAGCGCCGAATCACTAGAATGTTAGACCAGGGATACTTCATCAAGCGATAGATCAGATTCAGCGCGGTGGTCTTGCTCTTCTTACTGGCCCGTGAGCCCTTCACTACTCGGTAGAAGTGCCGATCGTGCCAAAAGTCATAGTAGCCACCGCCCACAATCTTACTCAGGCTTAGTGTCTGTTCCATCGCTCTCATCCCCTTTCTGGTCCGTGTCGTCCTCAACGTCTGGCTTCAAGTCGTCGCTAAATACAATCTTAGTTAGGTTGCCCTGCCCGCCTTCAAAAAGTTTGCTCTTATGTTCAGTGAGCTCAGCTTCCGCTCTAATCTTGCGAAGCTGTTCTTTGACCAACGGATCACTGAGTGGGTACCGTTTCATGAGCTCTTTGGCAGCGGTAAGTCGATCCTTCAGCGACGGCTCCCGTTCGTAGAAGTGTTCCGAACCATCATCGTCCATGAGCTTCTCAGGCTCGGTTTCTTCTTTTCGTAACACCCGAGTGTAGAACTGCAACACCTCTTTGGCGTCCGCAATCTTGTGTGACTCAATCTCGGCCATTTTGGCGTCAATATAGGCTTTGATGTCAGGTTTTGTCAGGTTCTCCTGCCCAATCGAGCGAACCGTTCTAGGCGAATACCCAGCCTTAATTGCGGACTGTGTGGCGTTGCCACTTTTGATATATTCATCGGCGAATAGCCGTTGCTTTGCTGTCAATCTCATGGCATCTCACCACACCGCCTTTCTGAGTGCAAAATAAAAGACGGTATCACTACCGCCTTAATCATTATTTAGTTTATGCTTCCTGCATTTCTCGTAACGCATTTGTAGTCACTTGAGACACATTAATCTTGTTTTCTTTGGCCCAATTATTAAGGCCTTCCGGAATGCTAATGTTCCGACGAACAGTTTTACCATACCTATTTTTCCACTTGGTCATATTAACGGTAACCCAAGACACCTGTTGATTATCTTTAAGCTGCCATGACTTTGGGTCTTGAACATCAGGATAGTCAGTGCCATCTAACATGGTAGCCATAGCATCTTCTGCATGGAATAGTGCTTCGGCAATCGTATCACCATCGGTTACCATTCCTTTAATATTTGGTGAGGTTACAACATAATAATGACCATCATCGTTATATTCAGTCAGAATTACAGGATAGGCTAAAATTTCTTGTTTCATAGCGTTCTTTTGATATGCCAAACAAGCGGGCTTGTTCAGTCCGTTTGCTTTTGAAGGTTACTTCTTTAATCCCGCTTCTTCTAGAATTGCTCGTTCAGTTCCTGGACGAAGCTCCTTATTGTGCATCGGCACCTCAGTTAGTCGCCCATTGTCTGGATTATAGAATCTCCTGTGGCCGCCTTGTTTTGGGACCTCAACGAATCCATTTTTCTTCAAGAAGCGAATCATCTTAGCGGGTTTCCATGGCATATCTTTAACCTCCTTTCCTCAACCTTCAATTATATTATACACACTTTGTTGTGTATAATCAATAGTTTTAGAAAGGTTTTTAGTTATTTTTTACGTATCTTAAAAGCCGTCAATCGTTGATTTGACGGCTTTTTCTTATGCTTTAACGTTCGCTCGGCCCGGCATAGCATGAGGTACTCTTGCTTGCTGGCAACGAGGCCAAAACGCTTAGTCTGAAACATTTAGCATTCCTCCACTAAACGCTGAAGGCTTGTAATCCAGAAGCCCTGTTGGCACGTGTCGCTTGCATTTGTCATATCTACGAATCTTTAACCATTGTGGCTCAGGATGCACACACCAAAAATGTCCTGGCTTCTGTCTATATTGCTTTAACAAGATTCTTTTACAAGTCATATGCGTTCCTCCTACTATCTACAGCTATATTCAGCTATCTAACGAGCTATCTAAAAAGCGTCCAGCCGAAGCTAGACGCGGATTGATATGAGCAGTCGTAATTTTGAACCACTATTGAAATGACACGAGCTGCTCGTTCAAGGCGAAAGTGTTAACTCGAGAGTAGGCTTTCTACACCTTCCTTTCCATTAACGTTTGTAAAGTAGGCGACGCCTTGAAGTGGGTAGGACGGAGTCGGACCGTCATGATAGCTCTCTGTTTGACGTGTACACGCTATCGGATCTGCCGTTGATCTACTACCCAAAAGCTAAGGGCCAGGAGTCGAACCTGAGCTGTGCGCGGAAGGTAGATAAAACCGTGCCCTACCGAGGACCATTAGCGTGCTTGCGAGGTCCGTGAAGATTTGCAAGCTAATTGCGGGGACTGGACTCGAACCAGTGGTCACGGCGCCAAAAGCCGCTGCCTTGCCAACTTGGCCACTCCGCAATAATTGCAAGGCGCCCACCCCGCGGCAGGCTCCGTAGAGTATCTACCGCTCTTTCTCTCAAAGGTGGATCTTTATTCTAGCCTTGCTAATGCTGACGGACGGAATCGAACCGCCTTCCCAAGACACATGCTGTTGTAAAACTTGGGTGCCCTACCACAGGGCCTAGGGCTACGTCAGCATATAATCAGGATCCTCGTCTCTGCTTACGGTCGATGTTTTCCGCCATCTCCTTGGGCAGTACTGGTGTCCTGATAGTGTGATCCTCTAGCCGTTGAATGAGATCACGGATTCTTCTGCCTTAGCACGGCTGTGCCTGAGACTATCATGAGCGGCACGTTGAGGTATTGTTATGGTTGACGCTCATCATATTTACGTTGTTTGAAATCTCTTGAAAGGAGGTCGAATTCTTACATC